TTTTGGTCATTTAAATCTAATAGGTTTGTATCGGAATCTATACCAATATTGGCTCCGTCATCTATAACAATACTTCCATTTATCGTTAAAGTGTTGGTAGAAAGAGTTAATAAGTCTAAGTCACTGGACACTCCGACTCTACTACCAGATAACACCATATCACCGATATTTACCGAACCACTAAACGCGTGTGTATCATCTTCAGAATCACCAAATATTTGAGAACCTGAAGCGAATATAATAGATGATGATACAAATTCTGTTTTAAATTCTCTTGCGATAACTGAACCAGAAGTTGTAATATCTCCACCAACCGTTAATGTTGAACCCATAACAACAGCTCCCATAGAGGCTGTTTCGTCTGAAATCATATATGATGAACTTCTTGCTAATATAGGGGCTAAATCAGAACCACTTGCGAAACTTCCAGTTTGGCTTGAGTCAACTACTCTTGTTCCTAATATTTCAACCCAACCAAATGAACCAGTAGAAGATAAACCACCACTTACTGAATTAAGAACATCAAGAGAACCAACAATAGTTGCATCACCAGCTACTTGAAGTCTGTCTCCTTGCGTGCTGGTTCCAATTCCTAAATTACCAAGTATAAATGTATTATCTGCTACATCAACTCTACCGAAAGAACCTGTTGAAGTAATGGAACTTGTTATATCACTTACTAATGTTAATTTTCCTAATGATGATGTTGAATTATTATTTAAGTATGAAGCACTCTCTGCGAGTATTACTTGTAAATCTGAACCACTTGCGAATATTGTGTTAGATACCGAAATAGTATCACCAACAATTCTACCAAATGAACCAGTTGATAAAATAGAACCACTAATCATAGTTAAATTACTACCAGAGATAGATGAAACATCTAAATTACCACTACCACTAATTGTTCCTTCAACTACTAATTCTGAAGTAGGTTGGTAATTATTATTAGAACCTATATAAACTTTTGTTCCATTACCAAATACTGCTCTATTACCAGTATCATAATCTAATAATAACATTTGGCTTCCACCAGCTACTACTCTTGCGATATCACCAGCCATTGATTGAATATAAGTGTCATCACCTTTATTAAGATATAGTTTTTTATTAGAACCAATAGTTATCACACCATCTGTCTCTAATTTACCAAATGATGCAGTTGAAGTGATTGAACCAGTTAAATTTGTATCAAATGTAATATTACCACTTACATATAATGAACCTGTCATATCGTGTTTGTCATCAATTGTATCACCGAATTTGGTAGAACCACTTTCGTAAATTAATGATGATGAAACGACTTCTGTATGGAATTCTTGTGCAGTTACTGAACCTGATGTTGTGATATTACCCTCAACATGCAGTGTTGAGAAAGAAGAAGTATCTGAATTTTGTAAGAACGAACCAGTTGAAGTGGACATTACATAAGAAGAACTTTCTGCAAGTATAGTTTGTAAATCACTACCACTCGCGAAACTACCAGTTTCTGATTCTACTACATAAGAAGAACTTTCTGCAAGTATAGTTTGTAAATCACTACCACTTGCAAAAGAACTCGACTCGGATTGTCTAACATATGTATTTAAAATACTTTGAACATCAGAACCACTACCAAATGAACCTGTTTGAGATTCTTTAACATAAGTTGTTGATGATGAAGCATAAGAACCAGTTGCATCCATAAGTGCTTGAACACCAGAACCACTCGCAAATGGTGAATTTGTTACTGATATCGTATCACTTTCTAATCTATGAAAAGAACCAGTTGAAGTGATTGAACCACTTATACCTAAATCAAATTCAACTGAACCAGTTACATTTAACGAACCAGTTATTCCAAATGAACCTGATAAAAATTCTTTTAACTGTTTTCTCTTTAAATCGGCCATTATGAATTAAACTTTCCGTGAGCGATGATTTCATCATCACTTTCAAGATTGTATCCTATATTAGTTACATCAACTTTTAATAAAAATGTTGAACCCTTTTGTTCTACTTCTATTGCGTTATGTTCCATATATCCACCATTCATAAAGAATATAAAATCATTTTCATTTGTTGCTGTCATACCGGTTGGGGCGGACGCGGTAACTGCTTCAAAACTTGCTGTATTTGAACCACTTATTCCAGCGGCTACTTTTACATAA